TGTATGTTAAGCTGTCGCCGCTACCAACAGCAGCTACCGCTGAAAGAAACTGACGACCATGATCTATACCCTGTTCAATTGATTTAGCTTTATTTTCAAGCGCAGTTCGCCGGGGTGAACCTTGTGGCCATTGATTAGCCTCTGCTCGCAGTTGTTGAATTTGTGCATTTGCAGCAATCTGACCAACATTGGCTACAAAACCAGCTGCATGTCCAAGATTCGCGCGATTAACCATACGCTGATCCCAGAGCTTCTTTTGGGCTTGATAATCACGAACTACCTGCAAACGTTCAGGTGGGACCTTACCATACCAATTGGTATTTGCTTCATTGCCTTCTCCATACAAAGTAAAAGGTTCCCACTCATATCCATAACCCTGTTCTTGTTTCAGTTGATATTCTCTTAATGATATTTTCTCACGACGTTCTTCATCAGGAAAGAAATCTCGAGTGGTGACGACGCGCGGCTTACCACGAGGACCTTCATTACGTGTAACCTCCCAACCTTCGAATGGAGGAAGAATTGGTTCCGATTCTGGGTACTTCAATTCCTTACTTTTTGATTGACCGCCTCCCATTTTAAGTTAACGAATTTACAATCTGTTGATAATGTTCCAGCTTGTATATTCATCATCGATATATCTTTTAATGAAAAAAATAAATATATAATTATGATATTAATTATACAATTTTATTTTTTTCTTAACCCTTATGGGATTATTATACATATAAAAACATATAAAACATACTATTTTAAACAGATTAATTGTTCGGATTATTACTAAATTAATCAAAAAATATTAATAATCAAGCAAAAACCAATTTGATGTTTTTGTTTATTCTTACAACTTTTTATTAGATTGATTATAAAATACTCGATATGCATTAATAATTCGATCAATATCAGATTCTTTAGTATTTCTATTAAGCGCAAGTACACTTATAACATAATTATGAAGTTTACGATTTATTTTATACACGTGTGAACTTGCGGTGCTGGGTTTTTCAAATAATCCAAGCGGTGCGTGATTCTGATGTTCTCTCACATATTTATCAAGTCGAGACACTTCCGTTCGAATTTCATTTTCACTTAATGAGACAAAAGTGGAAATATTTTCACCAATAACGCCAATACTACGCGCATCGGTATCGGACGAGCTGCTTCGGCGCCATTTTAATTGATTACTTTTAATAGCAGCAGCAGACACAACTTCATCTGTATCTGCTGATATTCCCGGAGGTTTACTAAATAAACTTTCCGGTGATTTGCTAAATAAACTTTCCGACGGTTTACCAAATAAAGTCTCAGGCTGCCTAGTAAATAAACTGTCGCTTGATTGAGCAGCAGTATTTGGAGCAAAATTATCAAAATTACTTGCTCGCAGAATCTTATTTTCATCTACATATAACGTTTGAACGGCCAATTTACTGGTAATAAAATTAATAATAAGTCCCGAATGATAAAGCCCAAATTTATTCAAAATGTTATAAATTTTAGCCAGGTCGATTTCTCTAACATTTTGTGTGTAAAATGTTACTTCAATCATCTCCTTCCCATTTGCGTTATAATATTGAATCCCTACATGTGGCACGATAAATTGATTCTCATCTACACGTATTGTGATGTATTTTTCTGCATTTTTAATGGGTGGTACATAATTAGTTGATTGGTTTTCAAACGGCAATTGAAAACCAAAAGAACTAATTGGTATAGTCGCCATCAAGACAATGCTTTATCTATAATGTACTCTTCTATTTAATTAAACATTTACTATGTGTTAATTACAATTGTCTTTCACTTGCAAAAATGTCTTACGACTCTATTCTAGAATGGCTCGAAAATTATGACGAGCAGATGCTGAGCGCAGTTCGAAATTGCACTCTTGAAAACCTATTTAACCCGGGTCAAAAGCCGGGTATTACATTTCTACTACCTAGCAAACGAGGAAATCGTGACGCTCGAAAGGACCTAATTGAAAAATCTTTTTCGGAAGACACTTCAGACAAGGTTCAGGCCCTTAATCAAATTGCCGCGCTGGTTATTTTCGATAATCTTTCATCGCCGGACATCTTTAAGTCACGTGCTGACAATATTCCAAATGGGCTCAATCAACACGTGCAAATTGATCTTTCTCGCTGCACTTCTAACACTATTCAATTTACTAATGGAGCAACCGCTGAACTCTGCCAAGAATTTCGTAAGGAGTGCAATAAGAAGAATCTTAATGTGTATTTGTTAAATGGAAGTTTAATTCCAACTGACGGAGAAAAGGCCAAAAATAAGAACATTGTTAATCCGCGACGTAAGGTTTCTGATAAAGCCGATGCTCAACCTAAGAGCATGTGGGGCGATAACATCATGGTAAATAATGAATCTATTGTACTTCGAGAAAAGATTACTCGAGAAACTGAAAATCTGTATATGATGGAAAACATCGCGCGAAGCACACTGCGCGGCAGTTCATCCCGAAATGTTTATTTGGAACGTGTAATCTCACTCATTGACTTTATTCTTACTTGCTGCAGCGAACAGGCCATTTCAGAAGTATTCTATGGTAAGATACTCCCGTTGCTTTCGTTTGGAAATATCGATTTCTATCTGCTGTTTGAACCGTATAAGCAATCAGGTACTTATCTTATTCCTACTGATATTATTCGGCGCTTTGCAAGCTATTCAGAATCATGCAATATGGTAGTTGCTATTAAGCGCATCGAGGCCGCCTATGAATCGCCTAAGTATATGGCTCAGTCGCGTCAGCAAATGCCAGCTGTTCTTGCTGATCGTTACGAACTGCAAGTGAACATCGATAGTGTTCTTCGAGATGATCTTATTTCAAACACGGATGATCGTCGCTTGCCCGAACGTATTTGTGACATCTATAAGAAAGTAATTGCATCAAATGAAATTGGTTCAATCACTAACATTATTCCAGGAGAACTGCATAGCGTTTATAAATCACTTCCTGCACTTAAGTTGTGCCAAGATGAAGCCCGTTACATTATTCATCGTAAGTTTACTGGTCTCGAAGAGAATACGTTTGATCGTGAAGTTTATCGTGAAACATTAAATATTCTCCGCATGTATCTTACGGATAATTTTACTGAAAGCTCTCTTAAGTTGTTAAACCCGGTTACTTTGCGTCATGCTATACAACCGCAAAATAAGATTCGCGAGATTCGAGCATTCATTAATTCTCGATTCTTTATGTTCTTTCCTATGTCAAAGAAGGAACTGGAGAAATTCTCGGATGGATACGAAGTAAAGGAGCATCCTTGCCCCGATGGCGAAGGTTTGTGGTTCCCTGCTGATCCGTGTGTTCCTCTTGTTGATAATTATCGTAAGCGTACTACTTATGATGAGTCTTCCCGCGGTTTCGTGACTGATGCCCAACGTGCCACTAATATTCTAGAACAAATTAAGACACAGGGTAGAACACTGGACGCTGCTACTAAGAAAAAGCTTAAAGAACTGTTAACGGATTCGGAAGATGTTATTAATGAGGTTGCTGCGGCGTCTTCGGATTCATCTACTGCCCAAACTTCATCGTCAAGTTCAAGTATGCAAAAAAGATAAATTTAGCAATTGATGCGGTAATTAAAAAGCAAAAAACAACCACAACAATTAAAAGCAAAAAATATAATTGTTGCAATAATACAATATCTATTTTATTTTTTATCGCATGATTATTTGCGTTTAATAAAAGTCTGAAAAATTACAACTTGTTAACATCTTCTGTCTGCAGCATGTTTTATGAATATTCATAGCATCCAAAATATCACCCACCACGGGTTGCATATCGTCACTTAAAATCAGCATCTGCGGCATCGGCTCAGCCACCTTCTTATTTAGAATTTTTTCCAATCTTTTCTGTCGAAGTAGAACAAAGACCGCATAATACGCGCCGATAGATTTGCCACAAGTACAACGTACTGGAATAAGCATATGTTATTGTTTCACAAACAATACAATTATATATTTAACATGAAAAATTCAATTTAGGATTTTTATTATCTTTATTCGATTTGCAATATAATCTACAACTGCATTATTGCAGTATCTATATACGTTGCCTATCAAGCATTTAATGTTTTTTTACAAGGCAAAAATATTTCTAGTTGAACATAGTCAAAATGGGCTTATTTTCTGATTTATGGACCCCTGGATAAAATTGAATATTTCCTATTAGATAAATACCAATCTTAGTATAAGAACTATCTATCCAAATCCAATTGCTGTTGAACTCTCCATCTCACTCAAAATCTCACTTTCCAATCAAAACTAAAATGTCACTCACAACCAAAACTTTTCGTGTTGAAGAAGTCGTTAAGGCTATGAACGTCAGTGCCCGTGAAACGATCCAATTCAAGGAAATCAAGCCCAAAGACGCCAACAAGCAGTGGCGAGCCCGTTATGTCACTGCGACTATTCAAATTGATAAGTCGGATAAGCCGCACAACGCATCAATTTATGCTCGTGATATTTATATTATTGGCGGTCCGTTTGACCCTAATGATCCGTCCACTCGTAAGTACGACGACGATAACGAAAATGACGGCAACAAGAAGAGCGTGAAAATTCTTATTAGCGGCAACAACGCCGGAGACTATGGTAAATTCGTTAAGATGTTCGATGCGGAACGTCGTGCGCAGTTCGCTGCACTCGAGGACGCTGGTCAGATTCACGACGTGAAGGACCAGAAGTACAATCCTATGTTTACCATTAAGTACGGTTCGCAGAGCAACAACAAGGCTATGATTGGTCAGCCGTTTAAAGATCCTAAGGACCCCAACAAGGATGACTTTCGTATTAAATTGACTCTTGACTTCAGTCAGTTTCCGAACACCAATATGATTCCGGAATCCAAGCGCGGTAAGCCGAAGTGTGTGGTCAAGGATTTCCGCACTGGTCGTCTTAATGAGCAAACTGGTCAGATTGAATATGATCTGTTTATGGTCGATGGCGTTCCAGTTGATGAAACTAACGCATTTAAGGTTTTCCGCTCCGGCGCTATTATCGAAGAAGTTTATATTACGGTGGATAATACTTCAGTCAGCGGATTCGGTATTACCACTCAACAAAATGTTCAGGAGATTGTTATTAGTCCCAGTGAGCGTCCTACTGGAGGCAATCTTCAGCGTGAAGATAACACCGATCTTCTGCAAAAGATTAAGCAAGCGCAACTTGCCAAGCAGAAACCTAATGGCGAAGAGACTTCGCAGGAATCACCGCTCGTTAAGCTTGAGAAGATTGTCGATGCTGCTCTTGAAACAAGCAGCTCGACAACTGCGTCAACAAGTGACGCAACTGCCACCACAAAGGTAGAGGCACCTGCTGCTACCGCCGCTAATGAAACTAATGCAACTGATAAGAAAGTTCAAGACTTTATCAACAACATCTAAATTAGCATATTAATTAATAAAATTACTAAAAAAACCCAACAACTAAAACAATAAAATATAAAAAAAATATTTTTTTGTCACATACTAAATCACATACAAATTTTAATTTTGTATTACAAATATAGATATAATTAGTATATTGTTTTTGAATACATGACCACGCTTTTACAAGAACTTTCCGAAATTGAAGGGATTGGTGACAAAAAGGCCCGTGAACTAATAGCAGCAGGTGTAACTACCGTGGCTGATCTTCATATTGAAAAATATAATTCTATGTTGGGAATAGAATCTAAATACGCAATAAAATATAAGATAAACCACAACTTATCATGGGACCACGCGCACAATTTGGTCGAGTTCTTTCGCAAAAATATATCTAGAAACTTAGTTGGCGTTGGTAGTTACAGGCGCGAACGTGCTTTCTTAAAAGATGTCGATATAATGTCAATAATTACGCTCCCAACTATATTAAGCAAAGTAAGTGCACTTGAAGAAGCACTACCCAATTCAACATTCCGTTTTATTGGTGCGTATTCAAACGGCACAAGGCGACTTTCTATGATTGTATTCTTTAGGGGTTCATATATTCGCGTGGACTTTTTCTATGTTAAACCTGAAGAAAAGCCATATGCTTTGTTGCATCTTACAGGTTCATTTCAATTTAATATTCGAGTTAGGGCACATGCAAAAAAGCTAGGATTAAAATTAAATCAATATGGTCTATATGATAGTAAAAACAAATTAATTCCTTTGACCACAGAAAGAAGCATTTTTAACTATCTAAAAGTCACTTATAAACCGCCTTCTGCTAGATCAGAATAAAATAGTGCCGGTTTAAAATTGAAAATCAGTATAGTTTATACTTAATCCTATACATAGGCTTACAACCGCACAAAAATGTCGACGTCAAAAAAATTCGCTGCAAATAACAATGAACAACCTACTGATCAAACTAAAAAAATATTGGGAGAAATGATGAGTCTAATTACCTCGATGAATCAATCAATAAATGATATGAATCAATCAATAAACGATATACATCAATCAATAAACGATATGCATCAATCAATGAATAATATTACCACCAATATAACCGATAAAACTAATATATTTGAATCTATTAATAATAATTTGAATAAAATTGGACAAAATATTGATTACTTGAAATTTCATAAAACTAAAGAACTTGAAAATCAAAATACCCAATCTCAAGATAAAGGTAATATTAATCAATTGGTGGTTGAACCTTCAACTGTAACACTTGAACATTTATTGACTAATGCAGACGATAGAATGACCGTTATAGTTCCCTCGATATTTCGTTCAAACTATTCATGGCACAATAGATTTAATTATTGCAGATTGTGTGGAAATACATCGCATGATTGCTCTGATAATACACTTAAAATGCTGATTTGTATGCCCTCTAGTCTACAAAGTGCTAATCCAAACATCAACACTTCATCATGTGTTGATGTTTATAAAGGATCTGCTTGCAATTTATGCTACAGACATTTTGGTATTAACACAAATAATTTTAATCAAATGGGTATTAGTTATGAACAATTTTTGAATAATTTACGAACAAATCAAGAATATTCATATCAACAAAATAATGATCAAATTCAAAAACTTGGTATCACTGTTCATAATATGAAACAATTAAATAATGAACAAAATACTGCATCAATTAATAATTGGCGAATTCAGGTTAATAGAGATTCAACTAATTATATTATTCGTTGGAAACATATGTCTTTTAATATTGTGTTTCAATGGGTTCCAGATCATTATTTGTGTTGGCAGATAATTGGTATTGAATATGAATCACCTAATGTTTCCGGTGAATTGAAAAGATCGGGATCTAGTTTAATTATTAATGAGGATAGTGATAATTATAATTCTAGCGATGAACAATCTGAAATTAATGGTGCAGCGCAAATCGACGTCCCAGCAAATATTGAAAACGCAGTTTCTGAAAAGAAGTTGGAAGAATCTAATGTTTCATTTGAAGAGTTATTTACCGAAGAATTTATTATGCCTGAAGTAGATCCTTCTGTTGATCTTATGTTTCAAGAAATTGAATCTGATTTAATCGCCAAAAAACTTAAAAAATCAAATAACTTAACTAGCTCAACTAATTCAAATAATTGATAAAACTTATTCAAAAAAAGTTACATCCTTATTTTTTGTTTTTGCATTTTTTTTGTTTTTTTTT